GTAAATGCTTTTTCGATTGTGCTCTCTAGCGATTGACCCTTTTGGCGACCTTGGATAACAGATGCGATACGGGTAATGATTTCACTAGGGTCTTGACCTTGCGCTGCCAACGCTGGAATGGCCTGTGCATACTGAGCAACAGCCACCCGCAGAGAATCGCGCATTTCTTCGATATCAACACGTTGTTCCTCCTGCGTAACATTTAAGTCCATAGGAATCTCACGACGTACATAGTCACGAGATACGAGCTTATCTGAACGCATTTGTAATAAAGCAATAATGGCACGGTTAGGATCCATACCAGACATAATTCCGTAGCGTACATCTACGCCGTACTCACCCTTGATGTCACGAGATGGTGTGTACTTTAGAACGTAAGGTGTTCCGTCATCTGTTCCCTTGATGGTCTTTGGAATACCACCAAATACTTTCTCATCTGCTTCAAAGCAAACAGAGATAAGTTCTTGGAACATACGAGCAAATTGTGCTTGTGCTGCCTTGATCTGTGTATCAAAGCCTGCTTGCAGGGCTTGTACACCGCGACCTGTAACTACTGATGCGTCAATGTTACCTGAACGAGATTCTGGATAACGAGCACCGAGGCGTAGTTCACGCTCTAGTACGCCGGACTCTGTAAAGACTCCAGGTGGTAGTTCTAATGAAACACGACGAATACCTTGTGGATTAGCAGAGCGCATAATGGAATCTGGACCAAGTGCCAACTCTTGCACATCTTGTGGGATAGCAATAGGTGCTTGGATAGATTTTTCTGCAGCTTGAATCTGTAGGATTGCAAAGCGAGCACGGGCAAGCTGAACTGATAGAACATCATCAAACTGTCCACGTGCTTCACCATCAAGGGAGGAACGCATAATGACAGATGCCATTGGTCGTCCTAAGATATTTGGTGTACGTGATAGAACTAAGTTCTTTCGCTCTGGTAAGTAGAGCAAGTCTTGGTCTTTATCGTGGTACTTGACCATTGAGATATAAGGAGAAGAAAGGCCGTACTGGTTTCGCCCCAAGATTAAATCGTAATACTCTGGGTATTGGGCTGCTAATGTCTCAGCATCGGTAACGATGACCTGCATAACAGATAGCACACGACCATAACGATCTAACTCTGGGTAAGTACCGAATGGGTTGAGCATACGAATACGAGGATTGTTGTCCTCAAAGTCCATCTCAACCATACCGATACCAAGACCGTAGGTGTTATACCAGTCTGCGGCTGTGTACATCTGCAGTTGTAGGTCAGAGTTTGTTACATAAAAGTTTGCAATACGAGTTCTAGTATCTGCAGCTTTCCGTGCTGCATCTGAAACCATATTGGTTGCTGAGCAGTTAAAGGATGGCAGTGGTGCCATTGCTTCTGCTAAGTCACGTGCTGCGACGTCAATGAAGTTTGCAACCAGAGGCTTTGGGTATTCCTCTGAAAACATTGCTGGGTATACCTTAGAGATATCACCCTGACGCACCGAGAGCACATCACGCATACGTTGATCTCGCGCTGATGAGCGCGTACGTAAGCGTGCTAGCTTAGCGTCAACTTCTTTGACTGATAACAATGTGATTCCTTACTTGTTTACGTTGCCGCGAAGACCGCCGCCAGTACCGAGTGAACCTAAGCCGCCACGCATACCGCCACCAGTACGTGGTGTGCGAATCTTAGGTGCCTTGCTTGTAGCACGGGTTGTTGGAGACTTTGGTTTAGTTTTTGTTGTTTCTGCTTTTGCTTTTGCTTTAGCAGCTTCTTCAGCCTTTTTTTGCTTGTCTAATTCTTTTTGCCAAGCTGCCATTTTTTTCTGCCAAGCAGGGGTTGCCTTTATGGTTTCAATATCTTTCATTATCTGTTCATATGAACGTGCCATTAGGAATCCTTACATTCTCGCAATAAAATTGCTATCTGGTGCCTTGCGCTTCTGTGTTTCTGCCTTGGCCTTCTTCTTGCTATCGGCTTTAATTTTTTCTAATCCTTTTTTAAGTCCTGCTTTTTCTTTTGGGCTTAAGGTAGTGCTTTCTTTTGCTTTATTAACTTTATCTACAACTGCCTTACCTTTTTTGTAAAGACCTGGGTATTTCTTATCAATACCTTTTTTAGCATTTACTTCAGCCTTCTTAACACCTGCAGGTGATACCTGACGCTGGTATTCTTTTACAGCAGCAGGTCCTGTAAGTGGCTTAGCCTTTGTAGTTGGCTTAGGTGCTGGCTTCTTCATTTGTGCCATTGTATCTCCTTAGATGAACGTGCGGTCTTTCTCTGCGAGCAGTTCATCTATGTTGATAACTGTTCGTTTGCCTACCTCGTGTCGAGATAGGAAAGGGTTTTTCATATGGTGGGTCTTGTGCATTCCTTGGTTGAGCATCTCACGTGCTCTAATCTCACAGAACCACAGAGCCATCACCATATCGGTCTTGCCTTTAGTACTAGGCGACCACGTAATCAATTGCTCAATAAGCGCCTTAACGTTTTCAGTTTGATCTGAAGGTAAGTGAATAAGGTTATCGCGGTGGTGTTTTCCATCGAATTGCTTGGTGCCGAACAAAGTTGACATTGATGCAACACCAAAGCCGGAGTCCCACTTGTTGGTTCCAGTATGGTGTTCCCGCAGTAGCACTCCTCGGCTGGCCAAGTTTGCACGGATACCTTCATCCTGAGTTAAGAAAGATTGAAATGCGTTCTTCTCTACTATCCACTCACTAGGTGAGTAGAGGGTAGTCCAGTCAAAGATTAGCTGACGGATTGCAGCAGGCGTTGGCCTAGTAATTTTAATAGCATCAACAATATAGCGTTTATGTGTAGCCCTATCAACAGCGTAACAAACGACGGCTGTATCACCAACCATAGCGGGATCAAGACCACAAATAAAAGAAAAGCCGTTGACATCACGCGGATGGCCTGGGTTACCAGGAACCAAACGACCTGCTTTACGCATACCATCTATAGAGCCTCGCACACATACTGGGTCAAAGATGGCATCATCTGAGATATCTTGTTGTTGATACACCAAAGCCCAAGTACTTGCATCCATAGCTTGGCGTTCGTTGTAAAGGTTGCGACCATTCCATCTAGGATAGAGGCCGTCCTCATCTTTATCAGATTCCATCTGACCATCAAAGGGGGCATCGCTAGCCGGCCAGAGGGTTTCCCACTTGTCGGGGTCATTGTCTGTAGAAAGCAGAGCTGGCATTGCAAGGTAGGTCCAAGGGACAAGGCCGCCTGGGTAGCGGTCTTCGGAGCGTAGCTCCTTGTATAGATCTACTGCAGAGACTCTAGTACCAATAATAATCAATTTACCAGTAGGGTTCAAACGAGAGCGCACGTCCTGGGTTAGCCAACGGATTTGCTTCTCAAACTCGTTAGCGTTCTTCAAAGTTACTGCGTCATCTACAATAATCATATCTGCACGCTTACCGTAAATCTGACCACCGATACCGACGGCTTCAATGTTCGGGTCTTTTTCACTAGACTCACGTAGCTCATCACCGAAGGTGACACGGGTAGCCTGCCACGAGGCAGATTTTGAGTTAAACCCTACGCCAGCAGCGTAAGCCTGTTGGAGTGCTTCATAATTTGGATGAGTCAGGCGTTGCTTGATGGCGTAGAGAAAGTCTGCAGCTAACTGCTGCGTTTGAGATACGATGAGTACTCTAAAGTTAGGGTTCTGACAAACCTGCCAGGTGACGTAATCAATGGTCACAGTCATAGACTTGGCGTGGTTGGGCGGAATGTTCAAAAGGATTCTGTTATTAGCCAGACCCTTTTCATACTTCATAGAGGGATGTAGCCAACCAGGTTCTCTACCTTCGATTACATCTATCAGATTCTGCTGGTGTGGGAAAGTGCGGGAGTGTAGGTACTTTTGGCGGAACTCGGAAAAGTTAAGGTCGTGTACATCAGATGCTGCAAAGGACTTGTCCTTCAACCCAAGGCGTGTTCGGTCAACCTTGTCAGTAAAGATCTTGTCAGTTCTACGATAGTACTCGTAGGTCTTCATTGATTTACCGGCGGATGTACAGGCGGCCTCAATAGTCATACCTTCGGCAACACAGCCAAGGATAATTCTCTTGGCTATGTCTGCGCTGTTGTCAGCCATTGTTTGCCCGTCTCATCTCTTCTACTAGAATTGCTGCCGCGATTTTGCGGCGCATTTCTAAGCGACGGGGTTCTCGCTGCGCTTTGTACTGGTTCCAGAATTTTCTACTGGAGGTTGTCTGAAGGTAGATTTCTTCTTCTGTATAGTTACGTCTCATCGGCGCGGATGCTCATTTCTTATACAAGGCGCGGTGGCCTTGGCCGGAATCAGAGATTCCTTTACTAGGTTGAGTATGATCTTCCTACTAGAGACAGAGCTATCCCCACTAAAAATACTGGGCAGTTCGGGCTTAGCGCCCGAGGGAGCCACAGCGAACTGAGGGGTAATACTTAACTCGGCCTAGGGGCCTCGCTAGAGGCCAACCAGGGGTCGTAAAACATACTCTCCCCGTTTTACTCCCCTACTATATATAAGGCAGGAAATGGACTGGGTTTCTCGTTTTTACAATGTGAACTACGTCACACTACTATTACATAATATAACCGCAGGTCAGAGCTATATTCAGCGATCTCACTTTAGGAAATATATTTTGTTGGGGAGTAACCGGCACACACCTGCACAATTCAGCAACGGGGGGTGTCCGTTCCTGCGGTCTGACCAGTTATGCACAGGCCAGCCCTGCCTGTGGATAGAGCCTGTGGATAACTTTAAGAGAAAGAAGGTGGGCTGACTACCCTTCCGGCTAGCCTCGAACACTTGTTCGCCTTCATTCAATAACCGACCCGAACACCTGTTCGGTATCTAACAAGGTGGACATTCTGCCCCTGTTATGTCTAGCCAGTTGAATCCTCCTAAGTTACTAGCCAGTAACATCAGCCCTCGAACTGGTTGAAACTTCAACTACATTGTGACCTGTGCGCCCTTCTTAATTGTCGATAAAGCGACTATATCTCTCAGGTAATTCACAGGATACTGTTACCAAACTGTTACCAAAATGTGCTTGTGCTCTGCTTAGTTATGCCCTAATATACGTATATCAAGCATAAGGCTTGAACGAACCTACGAGGAGAACACAATGACACGCAAAGACTACGAACTACTAGCCGAATCTATCCGCTTAACACGTAACAAGGCAGAATGGCAAGGCCAAGCAATAGACGAATCTACACTATTAGCCGTTTCAATTTCAATGGCTCAACTGCTCGAATATGACAACCCACGTTTTGACCGCCACCGATTCTTAATCGCTTGTGGCGTTCACGATTCCACTATGGCCGACGTTCTCGCAACTGCTGGCAAGGAGGCCAAGTAATGAGTGACTTCCTAGATTGCCAAAACTGTGGCGTGACCATTCACCGCCATTACGAAACCTTCCCTAACAATATCTGCTTGGTCTGCCACGCGAAAGAGGAAGAAACCAAGCCAATGCCAACCGCGCAAGAAATCAAAAGAATGTGGGGGATTAAGTAATGAGCACCTACTACGTGGCAAACGAGAACGGCGACTGGTGGACGATTGACACCGAGAGCACCACAGGGCAGACCTTGTTCATTATCGAGGCGGAGGAGTTGGCCAAACTGACCGACACCACCGACCTAGATGGCTTGGAGCGTCACATCAGAGAACACGGCACGGCACAAGATATCGAAGTAAATTAGACCGAAACGCCGAGAGGCGTCCACCCGTAAGGCGGGTGCTGACGAGGTCAGAGAGTGAAAGGGTTAGAGAATGAACGTTCACGAGATAATGCAGGGAGATAAGGCTCGCGCCGTATTATCCTGCACCAACAAGAGACAAAGAGAGATTGCGGAGGCTTTACTAGTTCAACTAGTGGCTGATGCTTTCAAAGCTGGCAAGGAGGAGGGAGACAAAGAGGGAGGCCAG